GTCACAGAGCTACGCGGTCTGGTCAGATGGTGTGACGGGATGGTGTGGAGTTCTCCGGAACGGCACGGGGCTATGAGCGCAGTTATGAAGGCGCAGATCGACTGGATACCATTAAGTGAAGGCGCGGTTCGTCCTTCACAGGGCAAAACACTTGCGGTAATGCAGGTCTGCGGCGGCTCCCAGTCCTTCAATGCAGTGAACCAGATGCGTATTCTGGGCCGCTGGATGCGGATGTTTACGATCCCCAACCAGTCTTCTGTGGCTAAAGCCTGGCAGGAATTCGATGAAAATGGACGTATGAAACCTTCGTCATGGTATGACCGCATCGTCGATGTAGCCGAGGAGCTGTTTAAAATCACGCTGCTGCTTAAGGGACAAACCGGCTATCTTGCGGATCGTTACAGCGAGCGAAAAGAGAGCCATCAGGAGCTTTCATCCCGTGTCAATCAGGACAAAATATAATGCCTTTTATTCGTTAATCCATACTGCATGAGCTTAATAACGTCCGCCATTGGCACAAAACGGAAGTTATTCTTTAACTTCCCCTGTAAGCGGGACTCTGTTAGCGCTTATTGAACTTTACAGACTGGAACGAGCGATTTGCACACCGTGCGGCAAACGGGGTTATGCTCTCATTTTTCATAGTTCTTATTGGCATTTTGTGTGCCTAAAGCATTGATCAAACCGGCCTACAGGTATGCTGTATATCCATACAGTAAATGCAGCGGAGGCTATTATGAGAGTTGAGTTAAGCATTGATAGAACTAAAGAACTTCCTGAGGGCGCTGTCCCGGCTCTGGAAAAAGAACTATTAAAACGACTCCAGAACCATTTCGATGATTGCAGTCTGGTGATACGTCGCGCAGGCTCGGATGGGTTAAGTGTTTATGGTGGTGAGAAAGAGATTAAAAAGACGGTTGAAGAAATCCTTCAGCAGACCTGGGAAAGCGCTGACGACTGGTTTTATTAATTCAGCATGTAATTAGTTTCCTGGGTGGAGGGTGCGGTGAAAGAAACAGAAAAATTTCCAAAAAAGGGTTATGCAGTCATCAGATGTCACGATGGGGTTATCGTTGCACGGCTGCACTCATTTCCTGAATTTGATCGCGCGCTGATGTACAGGCGAGGTGATGAGGTGTCGTTTACGCCGCTTCTGGATGATGAGATTGTAGGGTCGCCAACTCTCTTTACGCAGATGCTGGAGCGTGCAGGTTACCGCGTTTCGCTTAATTCTGTTAAACTCCCGTCATAGGCCTGAACAACCTATACCTGCTGCGCCACTGGAGAGATACCATGGCGCAAAAACCTACCAAAAAAACACCTGAACTGGTTCCTTTCGGAATCAGCGATTTCTTTTTGCCTGCGCGCTTACAGGTGGCGGCATGAAGAAAACCAGCTTTATCCATACCCAGCTCACCACGAAAGAAGTGGACGAACTCGAAGCCCGCTATCGCGCCAACGACGTGCGGACTGTGCGCAGCCTTGATTTCGACCTCATCCACTGGACGCTCACCGCATATCTACCGGAGGCAAACAGAGCCCCGCGTCAGGATAAGACCTTCCAGCAAAAGCTCTGGAGGGAATCGTGAAGACCTACAACATCACCCCGATGGGCAAACCCAGGATGACCAGGGCGGATAAGTGGAAAAAGCGGCCGGAGGTTCTCCGGTACCGCGCGTTCTGCGATCACGTTCGGCTGCTGGGCGTCGAGCTACCTGAGGCCGGAGCTCATATTACGTTTATCCTCCCGATGCCCCCGAGTTGGAGCAAGAAGAAACGCCAGGAGATGGCAGGGAAACCCCACCAGCAGAAACCCGACAAAGACAACCTGGAAAAAGCCCTGATGGATGCCATCTATGCGGATGACGCACACATCTGGGATTCCCGCGTGACGAAGCGCTGGGGCGAAGAAGGGCAGATCATCATCGGGGAGATCGACTGATGCGCGCCTTGCTGAAACCGGTTATTGCCCGGGAGATGGGCGTTGTGCTGCTGAAGCCGGGAAGCGAGCTGATGCCCATGTTCATCTCAGGGCGCGTGCTGGTGGAGAGCCAGCCCGCCAGCATGGCCAGCTTTGAGAGCGGGCGAGTTCCCGATCTGCGGCAGCCGCTGGCGGCCAACCCGGCGCTGCGTCCGTTCTTCCTCCACGAAAAGGTGATCACCGCTGCTGGTGGGCTGGCTGGCCTGGAATACTGGTTGCTGCGCCACGGCGGCGGCACCTGCCAGTACCAGCACAGCGATTACCACTATCACGAACTGACCACCATGCGGCACGAGCCCGGCGCGATCCTTCTCTGTGGCCACTGCGACAACCGGCTGCGCGAGCAGTACACCGAACGTCTGGCGGAGCTGGCGCGTCAGAACGTCATCGACTGGGTGCTGGATATCGCTCGTGTAGCGCTGGCGCTCGATAAAGCCCGTGAACTATCACTGGCTGAATTGTGCTGGTGGGCTGTTCGTACCGGCGTCACCGATGCGCTGCCTGAATCCGTTGCCCGAGATGCATTGCGCCTGCCGGCGCAGAAACAAACGTACCGCGAGAGCGAGATAGTGCCGTCGGTACCGGCCACCAGCATCATCGCCGATAAGGCTCGCGCGCTACCTGCAGCACCTGCAACACCTGCAGGTGCGCCACCAGCCATTAAGCCAGTTGTGGGCGTACTGGTGGATCCCGAGTCGCCGCAGACCCTGATGAAGCGGCCAAAGCGGACCCGCTGGGACAAACCCAAATATCTGGCATGGGTTAAGACGCAGCCTTGCGAGTGCTGCGGCAGACCGTCAGATGATCCACACCATCTAATCGGCTGGGGCCAGGGAGGCATGGCAACGAAGGCGCACGACAGTCTCGTGATCCCCCTGTGCCGACAGCACCATACCGAACTACATAACGATCCGGTGAAATTCGAGCGTAAGCACGGTACTCAGCCGGAAATGATAATCAGAGTGCTGGACCGGGCCTTTGCGCTCGGCGTTCTGGCTTAAGGAGCAGTACAGGATGACACCACGTCAACGCCGCATTCATATCGAAGGTCTGGGTAAAGCAGCTGCAACACCGAGAAAAAGTTACCTCGGGAAGTTCACGCCCCTAAAGTGTGTTCAGTCTGCCTGGATAAAATCCTTGCTGACGGTCTGGGGGGAATACGTCGGCGGGAAAACCCGTGCGCAATACCGCCTGGAGAACTGCAGCCAGTTCTGGTCTGAGGTAAAGCAATCGGAGTGGTCGGACAGTCAGCTATCGCGTATCACTGAGGCGCTGGGGCAGGCAAGGGAAGAGGGGTTCCGTGGCGTACAGGCAGCACTGCGTGCCCGGTCCATCCTTTGGCCGGTAACCCTGTCTGAGCTAATTGAAGAGAGCGAGCGCCATGATGATGCCGACTTTATCGAACAGATCATGCTGAACACCTTCGACCAGCGCGATCCGGTTTATGTGGTCGGCCTGCAGTTTTACACCACCCGCAAGAAGATATCCGACATCACCCGGGAGCTGCAGCATGTTGCCCCCTGGTTAACTGACGGAGAAGCGCGTAAGCGGGTGCGCTGGTGCCTTGAAATCTTTCAGGCGAAGGTATTTCTGGCTGTTCGCCGGCAGATAGAAGCTGAGCGAAAGTGAGAGGCATGTTAAATATTTTTAAGAAGGAGTTGAAAACGGGCCAAAAAGATGAGTAATTCATTCATGCTTGGCAGAGCTGCGCCACGATGGCAGCGACGAAAAGCCTTAACAAACAAATTTCGAAACCCGCTACTGAGCGGGTTTATTATTGCCTTAAACTTCATGCTGCTGAAGCGAGCGCTATAATTAGAGCGGTATTCGATATTACTCTCCATACAGTTATAAAACTGGAGTGTTGATACGCCCACACGCAGAGACAACTGCATGACCCTGACCAGCAGAACAATGCTGGTCTTTTTTTGCTCGCCGTGAAAAATTAAACAGATAAGATTAGCTTTATTGAAGGAAGGCGATTAGGCTGCGCCTGTGGTGAATCCCCCTAAGCGGTGGGGCGACTAGACTTGGAGGTGAATGACGCGATTCTATGGTCTAGCATAGAGTCACCGGGAGGCACCCGGCATCACTAAGTTTTCATACCAAAGTTGAATGTGGCCTGCTATAAAAGCAGGCTTTTTTATTTGCGCTTCGTTAATGCTGCTATCATTAAATTGTGAACCAAGCCAAAACCATTAGCCGGACATCTTGGCCGGTCAGTGACGCTGCCCGACACAGCTGCTGTATGGATGATGGCGAGGTAAAACGCCTACCTACTTAGATTTCCAACTCAGTTAGGCCCGCTAAACGCGGGTCTTTTTTTATTTCAGGCTCCCGGAAACCCTCATCAAGGTCTTGTCGTTAATTCATCCGGAGAGCCTGAGCATTCCCACCTAACACCCGCGAACCAGCGAGGTGAGAGAAATGTCCCGTATGAGCAAACTTGTCACCGGAGTCGCCCTCGGCACATCAGGAGGAACCATCCTGAACGGCGTCCTCACAAAACTGAGTCCTGACGAATGGAGCGCCATCGGCGTACTGGCTGGTATTGCCGGGATAATCGTTACAGGACTCATTAACTGGTATTTCAAACGTAAGGTTGCAAACGCGCAGGTAAAGGCGCTTGAGAAGTACGGCCCTGCAGTCAAAGTCGGAGATGATTAAATGCCAATGACCAGTAGCCTGCGTAACAAACTCATCGCCGCTGTTGGTGGTGGTGCAATGCTGATCGCCTCGCTGTTCCTCGGTGGGCAGGATGGCGTCGAAGGGCGGAAATACGAAGCCTACAAAGACGTCGCTGGGGTATGGACTGTCTGCGACGGCCATACGGGCCGGGACATCGTGAGAAGGAAGAAGTATACCGATCGCGAGTGTGACCAGTTGCTATGGAAAGACCTCCAGCCAGCCAAGCGTACGGTAGACAATCTGGTGAAGGTGCCGCTGGGAGAATATCAGCGCGCCGCGCTTTACAGCTTTGTCTTTAACGTTGGTTCTGACGCGTTCTCGAAGTCTACGCTGCTGCGCAAGCTGAACAAAGGCGATCACGACGGCGCGTGCGAAGAGATGCGGCGCTGGGTTTACGCTGGTGGTATGAAGTGGAAAGGTCTCCAGAATCGGCGCGAGATGGAGCGATCGATGTGCCTGGCGGAGAGCAAACATGACCTTTAGCCTTCGAACGGTTCTGCTGATCGCTCTCGTGGGCATGCTGCTTGCTATTGGCTATGGCGAGCTCCGGTACAGTAATGGCTGGTATGCTCACGCTGACCACATCAACGCCCTGGCCGCCGATAAGCGCGCCAAAGCAGAGAAGGCGATTCAGCCTGTTGAGCAGAAGGCCGCGCAGGCCAGTGACGAAGGCCGGATCATCTACCGAACCATAACCCGTGACGTGGTGAAATATGTTCAGTCTCCGGATCGTACTGTGTGCCAGTTTGACGATGCTGCTGTGCAGCTGCGCCAGCGTGCAATCGACGCTGCCAACTCCATCAGCGGATTTGATGCAGGAGCCTTGCCGGGGAAGTAACGCTGGAACCAACAGCGATGAAGACCTGCAGGCTGATATCGAAACTGCTGAGTGCCTGCGCCAACTGCGCCTTGACAAATACCGGTGGCAGGCCTGGTACAATGCTGTGAAATGATTATCGGGACTCCCAATAGCAAAATTCATATGCGGCTGTGCTTAAAAAAATATTTTCGTGCAAAGAAAGCAGAGCAATATGCTATATCGGAAGCATATATGCCAATATATGTTCCAGCCTGCGGTATAAATACAACCATTCCTTTTTTTTAAGTATTTGTTTTTTTTTAACGTATAGACTCAACCCACCTTACCTGAATAGTCATTCAGGCTGGTGTATCGGTTAGCATTCAGTCCTTGCTCTCCCGGGTGGCTCCGGAGCATCCAGACTTGAAAGATGAGCGGTACTTATAAAGGCCATGTATTTGCATGGCCTTTTCTAAAAATTAGCATTTAGCGATGTCAAAAAAACGTTTGCCTTAAGACAGACGTATGACGGGATTGAGGCAAATCTATGAAAAAGGTTCTGGTCTTCTTTAATTCAAGCCCTGCAGAGGTCGTTGAGACTCTGGAGGGTGTTACTACGATTGCGAGAAATTATCCTGGTGGCGAAGAAATGCATTTGCCAATATCACTTGCAGGCATTCACTCCATTACGGGTGATCAAATTGAAATTTATGTCGCTTCTGACAGAGAGCTTTCGCGTGATGAAGTTGTAAATGCTGTGAATAAATTTCTGTAAAGTAGTTGAAACCTGGCTTTAAAAAGAAAGTTTGTGTTGTAAGCGAGCTTTTATGGAAATGAAACAGGTTGGTGAGAATTTTTCCGCTAACATCAAACTATGGTGAATCCCCCTAAGCGGTGGGGCTAATTAACCTGATGACTCTTCTTCACTGGCGCTCATCGTGAAAGTCTGAAGCAGCGAGTCATGGGTGGTTAACCCAAAGGCTCACCGGGAGGCACCCGGCACCATATGCCAAAAGCCCCTGTAAAAATTCAGGGGCTTTTTTTTGCCATTATTATGCACAGTGCCATCATAACGTCGAAATTTAACCTTAAGGATGTGGCTTAACGAGAATAAAAAATTGCCCTCTTCTTGAGGGCAAACGAGTCTACTTACTGTTCGTTCTTATGATTGAACTACACAACGTGGTATCAGTGCTCTCTCCTCCTGGAGATCCCCCTGGTGCTACAGGAGTCCTACATCTAACTCCTTTTAATGCTGGCAAATAAGCCATCAACAACAAGCGACCGCCTCTGGCTTTAAGACTAATCTCAGTCGCCAGCACCGCAAATCAGTATTGCTCAACACCCTCATTAAGCCACTGGCATTAGCTGGTGGCTTGTTTATTGCCATCACCATGGGAATGCCCATCGTAATGGCTGTAGCGGATAAACACTAAATATGCCCTGTAGGGGATAAACTTTGCTTATCGCTAGAAATGCGCTTCACGAGGGAATAATGCTTTACTAAATGGTTTGCAGATTTATCCTAATAGCTCTTTTTTAAATGGAGTTAGGTTAATGAAATTCCTTTGGGCAATTTGTTTCGTGTGTGGGGTAGTTGGCTTTATTGAGGGGATTGTTGCTGTGTTTGGCGCTGTCAGCGCACCTCAGCAAGCAGCTGGTGCAGCTATGGGCGTTGCCTGGGCTGTCATTCCATACTGCATCTGCCGTGCTATCCAGCAGATGAGACCGCAGGAAGTTATCATCAAGCAAGACGAATAAGCATCAAGCGGCTTATCAAAAGCAGCCTCGCAAAAGCGGGGCTTTTTTATGCGCATCGCACGCGCATTAGAAGAGAGCCTTTCAGCTGTGAGCTTGGGCAATCCGTTGCTCTTGACGGCTTTACCGTGCGACAGGCTCACGTCTAAAAGGAGACCACCATGAGCAATAAAAATGCCGCGCCATTAGCGACTCTGACTATTGGCGAACTCGTGCGCATGCAGGAGCACATTGCTGACCAGCTGGACCATTTCAAATATTGCTTTGAGCAATCCATCGGGGCGTCGTATGAAGGCAAGATACCCGTAGTATTGTTGGGTGCTCGTTATGCCGCTATTGCTGGTGGTTTTACACCGGGCGAAATTAAGGAAGCGCTGGAGCATATTGTGGCTGACCGGGATAAGCACGCTGGGGAAAAGCTGGTGGCTGAAACCGTGTTCAACGACTCGTCTACTCATTCGGGTTCTATTCAATCTGCAAAGCTGGGCAATTCAATCACAAACACCACTTACTCCATCCGAGTGGAAGCCGAAGGGAATAGCAAACCGAATGTGTCCGGAATCAGCTCAGATTGGGCATTGGATAAACTTGGCGTACTCGGGAACACCCCGACCGCCCCAAAAATCCAGGAAGAGGTGGAAGAACGCCGCGCGGCAAGTAATCAGCCTGGCGGTGCTGTGTTCAATACCGCTACTTCAACCAAGATCAAACTATCAGACGAAATGCGTGATGCTGTAGTGGATGCGGTAAGTAACAGCGGCCTGTTTGAATCCCTTCGGACTGAACTGAACGGCCAGGCAGCATCTATAGCCATTCTGCAACAGGCTATCAATAGCGCAGTGAATGATGCTATCAACAACGCATTGCGGCCTGGCGGGATAGTGTGGTCAGCGTTGATTCGCTGAATGGACGCTTAGACGGCTAAAGTCCGAGCTGTCTAATAGTAATTGATAATCATTATCATTTGCGGGTCCTTTCCGGCATATCGGCCTGCTACGGGGCGGCGACCTCGCAGATTCTCGCTATTTATGAAAATTTTCGGATGTTTGCCGTTTCCGTTCTTCTTCCGGCTATCTTGCTGTTTTTACTGAAAACACCCCTTCAAAAGAAAGGAAATGGTGAAGCCCAGGAAATGGTGATTTGGCGTATGTCATTTCCTTTCTCTGTTTTATGCCAGGAGTGAGCAATGGAGGTTAACAAAAAACTCTTATCCGAGATTTTCGGCGTCAGTGTTCGCACCATCCAGAATTGGCAGGACCAGGGGATGCCGGTAGCGCGAGGAGGCGGGAAAGGAAACGAAGTTATGTATGATTCTGCCGCTGTTATCGAATGGTATTCCGCGCGGGATGCTGCCATTGAAAATGAAAAATTACGGAAAGAGGTTGAGGATCTGCGCATTGCCTCCGAGTCCGATCTTCAATCTGGCACCATTGAATATGAGCGACACCGTCTTACCCGAGCACAGGCTGACGCTCAGGAACTTAAAAATGCCAAAGAGTCCGCTGAGGTGGTGGAGACCGCATTCTGCACGTTCGTGCTGTCGCGGATAGCCGGAGAAATTGCCAGTATTCTCGATGGAGTGCCTCTGTCGGTTCAGCGGCGCTTCCCGGAACTGGAAAACCGACATATTGATTTCCTCAAGAAGGACGTCATTAAGGCCATGAACAAAGCAGCTGCGCTGGATGAAATGATACCGGGGTTGCTGAGTGAATATATCGAACAGTCAGGCTAAGGGGTTGCAGCACTCTGTGAGTGCGGGACTCCGTTCGCTTTTCCGGCCCGAGCCGCAGACAGCTGTTGAGTGGGCAGACGATAACTATTACCTCCCGAAAGAGTCTGCTTATCAGGAGGGGCGCTGGGAAACCTTACCCTTCCAGCGTGCGATCATGAATGCCATGGGCAACGACTATATCCGTGAAGTGAATGTCGTGAAATCTGCCCGTGTTGGTTATTCAAAGATGCTGCTCGGGGTGTATGCGTATTTTATCCAGCATAAGCAGCGAAACTCCCTTATCTGGTTGCCGACTGACGGCGATGCCGAAAACTTTATGAAGTCGCATGTCGAGCCGACAATCCGTGATATTCCCTCGCTCCTGTCCCTGGCTCCCTGGTATGGCAAAAAACACCGGGACAATACCCTCAGTATGAAGCGTTTTTCAAACGGGCGTGGATTCTGGTGTCTGGGGGGGAAGGCCGCAAAAAACTATCGTGAGAAATCCGTCGATGTGGCGGGCTATGACGAGCTGGCCGCCTTCGATGAGGACATTGAGAAAGAGGGCTCCCCGACGTTTCTGGGTGATAAACGAATTGAAGGCTCGGTCTGGCCCAAGTCCATCCGCGGATCCACGCCAAAAGTCAGGGGCACCTGCCAGATTGAGCGTGCCGCGAAAGAGTCGCAGCACTTTTTGCGATTCCACGTTCCCTGCCCGCATTGCGGGGAAGAGCAGTACCTGAAATTCGGCGATAAAGAGACACCGTTCGGCTTCAAGTGGACGCCGGGTGAGCCTGCGAGTGTGTTTTACCTTTGCGAGCATAATGCCTGTGTGATTAAGCAGCAGGAGCTCGATTTTGCGCAGGCCCGTTACCTTTGCGGGGAGACGGGGATCTGGACGCGGGACGGCCTGTGCTGGTTTTCATCATCCGGTACCGAGATTGACCCACCTGACAGCGTCACCTTCCATATCTGGACCGCCTACAGCCCCTTCACAACGTGGGTGCAAATCGTCAAAGACTGGATCAAGACCAAAGGGGATACCGGCAAGCGTAAGACTTTCGTGAACACCACGCTTGGTGAGACATGGGAGCCGAAAATTGGCGACCGTCCCGATGCTGAAGTAATGGCCGAACGTAAGGAGCACTTTGGCGCCGCGGTACCGGAGCGGGTGGCCTACCTGACAGCCGGTATCGACTCCCAGCTTGACCGTTATGAAATGCGGATCTGGGGCTGGGGGCCGGGCGAAGAAAGCTGGCTTATCGACAGGCAGATCATCATGGGCCGTCATGACGATGAAGCCACTCTGCTCAGGGTTGATGAGGCTATTAACCGGACATACACCCGGGAAAATGGGGTGGAAATGTCGGTTTCACGCATCTGCTGGGATATCGGCGGTATCGACCCGACCATCGTTTACAACCGCTCGAAAAAGCATGGCCTGTTCCGCCTGATACCCATTAAAGGGGCATCTGTCTACGGTAAACCCGTTGCCAGCATGCCGCGCAAACGCAACAAAAACGGTGTTTATCTCACGGAAGTGGGAACCGATACGGCAAAAGAGCAAATCTATAACCGTTTCACCCTCGTGCCAGAGGCCGGTGAACCCCTCGCCGGGGCAGTGCATTTCCCTAATAACCCTGAAATCTATGATTTAGCCGAAGCTCAGCAGCTGACAGCTGAGGAGCAGGTCGAAAAGTGGGTGGACGGTAAGAAAAAGATCGTCTGGGACAGCAAAAAGCGACGAAATGAGGCGCTCGACTGCTTTGTCTACGCACTTGCAGCCCTGCGGATCAGCATTTCGCGATGGCAGCTTAATCTCGATTCTCTTCTGGCAAGTCTGCTGGAGGAAGACAGTGGGCGTAAAATTCACAAAACCCTGGCGGATTACGCCCGGGCATTATCCGGAGAAGAATAATGGCGACACAGGCTGACCTGGAGGCAGCACGCGCTGCATTACATGACCTCATGATGGGTAAACGGGTGGCAACGGTACAGAAAGATGGCCGAAGGGTGGAATTTACAGCTACCTCAGTCAGCGAGCTGAAAAAATATATTGCTGACCTTGAATCTCAGGTTGGCTCCACTTCACGGCGCCGGGGACCGGCAGGGTTTTATGTATGAAATTACCAGCTTTAGTGGGGCCGGACGGTAAAACATCCCTGCGCGAATATGCCGGGTATCACGGCGGTGGCGGCGGCTTTAGCGGCCAGTTGCGATCCTGGAATCCGCCCATCGAAAGTGCTGATGCGGCGCTCCTGCCTAATTTCTCACGTGGAAATGCCCGTGCTGACGATCTTGTACGAAATAACGGCTACGCAGCAAACGCCGTGCAACTTCACCAGGATCACATAGTCGGGTCATTTTTCAGACTGAGTTACTGCCCGAGCTGGCGTTATCTCGGCATTAAAGAAGAGGAGAGCCGCGCGTTTGCCAGGGAGGTTGAAGCCGCCTGGTATGAGTATGCTGAAGATGACTTTTGCGGAATTGATGCCGAGCGCAAGCGAACGTTTACGATGATGATCCGTGAGGGGGTCGCGACGCATGCATTCAACGGTGAGTTGTGCGTGCAGCCCACCTGGGACAGTGATTCAACGCGGCTTTTCCGCACGCAATTCAAAGTGGTCAGCCCGAAGCGCGTGAGCAACCCGAATAACATGGGGGACACCCGGAACTGCCGTGCCGGTGTCAGCATAAACGATGCTGGTGCAGCGCTGGGCTATTACGTGAGTGAGGACGGTTACCCGGGCTGGATGGCACAGAAATGGACGTATATTCCCCGCGAACTGCCCGGAGGCAGACCATCGTTTATCCATGTGTTCGAGCCGCTCGAAGACGGGCAAACCCGCGGCGCTAACGTGTTTTACAGCGTGATGGAGCAGATGAAGATGCTCGACACCCTGCAAAACACGCAGCTGCAGAGTGCGATCGTGAAAGCGATGTATGCAGCCACCATTGAAAGCGAACTGGATACGCAGACGGCAATGGACTTTATCCTAGGCTCTGACAGTAAAGACCAGCAAAGCAAAATGACAGGGTGGCTCGGTGAGATGGCATCGTATTACACCGCGGCGCCGGTTCGGCTCGGTGGTGCCAAAGTCCCGCACCTGATGCCTGGTGATTCACTAAATCTGCAGTCAGCGCAGGATACGGATAACGGTTATTCAACCTTTGAACAGTCACTACTGCGCTATATCGCCGCCGGGCTGGGGGTGTCATACGAGCAGCTCTCGCGTAACTATTCCCAGATGAGTTACTCCACCGCACGCGCCAGTGCCAATGAATCCTGGGCGTTCTTTATGGGTCGCCGCAAGTTCGTCGCAGCCCGGCAGGCCTGTCAGATGTTTGTCTGCTGGCTGGAAGAGGCGATTGCGCGCCGGGTTGTCACGCTCCCATCCAAAGCCAGGTTCAGCTTCCATGAAGCGAGAACCTCATGGGGCAACGCAAACTGGATCGGTTCGGGGCGTATGGCTATTGATGGCCTGAAGGAGGTGCAGGAGGCTGTAATGCTGATCGAGGCCGGTCTCAGTACCTATGAGAAGGAGTGCGCCAAACGCGGGGATGACTATCAGGAAATATTTTCTCAGCAGGTACGTGAAACTATGGAGCGCCGGAGCGCGGGCCTTAAACCCCCGGCCTGGGCGGCAGCCGCTTTTGAATCCGGGCTGAAAAAATCAAACGAGGAGGATAAAGATGACGCCAGAGCTGCGTAATCTCCCGCATATTGCCAGCATGGCCTTTAATGAGCCGCTGATGCTTGAACCCGCCTATGCGCGGGTTTTCTTTTGCGCACTGGCAGGTCAGCTGGGGATCACCCGACTGACGGATACGGTGTCGGGCGCAACGCTCGGTGCCGGGCAGATTGCCGAACCGCTGGCGCTCTTTGATGATGATGAGGAGATAGGGCCCCGGCCGTCGCGTAGTTACCAGATAACGAACGGCATCGCGGTGCTGCCTGTTTCCGGCACGCTGGTCAGTAAAACCCGGTCGCTGCAGCCTTATTCCGGCATGACGGGATACAACGGGATCATTGCCCGCCTGCAGCAGGCCATGAGCGATCCTGGCGTCGACGGCATTCTCCTCGATATGGATACGCCTGGCGGGATGGTGTCCGGGGCATTCGACTGCGCCGACATTATTGCACGGATGCGCGATATCAAGCCCATCTGGGCGCTGGCAAACGATATGAACTGCAGCGCCGGGCAGCTTATCGCCAGCGCCGCTTCCCGCCGTCTGGTCACCCAGACCGCGCGTACGGGCTCAATCGGCGTGATGATGGCGCACAGCAACTACGGCGCTGCCCTGAAAACGCAGGGCGTCGAGGTGACCCTGATTTACAGCGGCGATCACAAGGTTGATGGCAACCCCTACGAAAAACTACCGAAAGACGTTCGCGATGATTTTCAGACGCGGATTAACGCCACCCGCCGGATGTTTGCCGAAAAGGTTGCTGCTTATACCGGCATGTCCGTGCAGTCCGTGCTGGATACCGAAGCGGCTGTATTTTCCGGTCAGGAATCGGTGGATGCCGGTCTGGCTGAAGAGATGGTCAATAACACTGACGCGCTGAACGTGATGCGCGAGTCACTTAACAAACGAAAAACAATCTCCCCTGGAGGAAATATGGAAAAAGTAACCACCGCATCAACTGCGGATGCAATTCAGGCCACCGCGTCAGCAGAACAGACAAATACTGTCGAATCCGCTGCTGCAGTTGTTGCTTCACCGGCAGAGGTCAGTGCCCGGGTCGCCGCAGCGGTGAGTGCCGAAAATGGCCGAATTATGGGGATCCTGAACTGTGACGAGGCAAAGGGGCGCGAATCACAGGCGCGTGCACTGGCCGAAATGCCGGGTATGACGGTCGAAAGCGCACAGCGCATTCTGGCCGCGGCACCGCAAAGTGCCCAGGCGCGTTCCGATACGGCACTGGATCGCCTGATGGAAACAGCACCTGGTGTGCTATCGACAGGTAATGCATCTGCTGAAGCAGGTGACGATTTGTTAAACACCCCCGTTTAAGAGGCTCTTATGGCAACGACTGAAGTTTTTACCCATTTACAGCCGCTCGGCAACAGTGACCCGGCACATACTGCATATGCACCTGGCGAACTGACAACCTCCACGTCAGCCATGACACCACTCATGCTGGATGCCGCCACGGGCAAACTAACGGTCTGGGACGGCGCTCACGCTGGCGCAGCATGCGGTATTCTGGCCGTAGCTGCAGACGAGAGCAGCGTGGAGCTGGCATTTTATAAATCCGGCTCATTCCGCATTGAGGATGTTCTCTGGCCTTCAGCTGTGACCGATGAGCATATCAAGCGTAATGCGTTTACCGGCACGGCCGTCAGCATCATCTGAACCTTTCTTATCACTCACTTTCATTCATAAAAGCCGCCTGTGCGGCTTTTTTTACGGGAAAAATCTATGTCGATTTATACCACTGCCCAGTTGCTGGCGGTCAATGAGAAGAAATTTAAGTTCGATCCGCTTTTCCTTCGCATTTTCTTCCGCGAAAGCTATCCCTTCAGCACTGAGAAAGTGTACCTGTCGCAAATCCCGGGCCTGGTTAACATGGCCCTCTATGTCTCGCCTGTTATTTCCGGCAAGGTCATCCGCTCCCGCGGCGGCACAACCTCAGAATTTACGCCTGGATATGTCAAGCCGAAGCACGAAGTAAACCCGCAGATGACCCTGCGTCGTCTGCCGGATGAAGATCCACAGAACCTGGCTGATCCTGCCTATCGCCGCCGCCGTATCATTCTGCAGAACATGAAAGATGAAGAGCTGGCGATTGCGCAGGTAGAAGAAATGCAGGCCGTATCCGCCGTGCTCAGCGGTAAATATACCATGACCGGGGAGGCATTCGAGCCGGTGGAGGTGGATATGCAGCGCAGCGCCAGAAACAACATTGTTCAGGCGGGTGCTGCAGCCTGGTCCGCCCGGGACAAAGAAACCTATGATCCGACCGATGACATCGAGACGTATGCGGTGAATGCCAGTGGCGTGGTCAACATCATCGTGTTCGATCCAAAGGGCTGGTCACTGTTCCGCTCCTTTAAGGCCGTCAAAGACAAGCTGGATACCCGCCGCGGCTCTAACTCTGAGCTGGAAACCGCACTCAAGGATCTCGGTCAGGCGGTTTCCTACAAGGGTATGTACGGCGATGTGGCAATCGTCGTGTATGCCGGACAGTACGTTGAAGGCGGTGTGCAGAAGAATTACCTGCCGGATAACACCATGGTACTGGGCAACACACAGGCGCGCGGTCTGCGAACCTATGGCTGTATCCAGGATGTGGACGCGCAGCGCGAGGGCATTAACGCGTCAGCACGCTATCCGAAAAACTGGGTACAGACCGGTGACCCGGCCCGTGAATTCACCATGATCCAGTCCGCTCCGCTGATGCTGCTGGCAGACGCGGACGAGTTTGTGTCCGTCAAACTCGCGTAACTTCCACCCGGTGGCCCTTCGGGGCCAATTTTTCGGAGTAGCTTCCATGACTGAAAAAGAAACATTCATCGCCCGGCTGAAAGAGCTGGGCAAAATGCTTGGCCGTGACGTGAATACCAGCGGCACCATCCAGGAGCTGTCGATGCGTATTGCTGAGCTTGAAGAGGAGCTGGATGGAGATGCCGGTTCGGTTGACGGTGAAAATGGAGAGGAGAATGCTTCCGGCAGCACCGACGGTGATATTGCTGACGCGGCGAAAGAAAAAACGAAAGCGACCACAACAGATGACCGGGTAACAGTAGAAACGCTGGCAACCCTGCATATTGACGCGCTGCACGCCACGCGTAACGAACCGGTCTCCATCGCTGAGTCCGGTGTGATCATTCGCGTATCCGAACAGGATGCAGACGAGCTGATCGCAAAAGGGCTGGCCAGAGAAGTCTGAAGGGGACCGTATGGCTGTTTTCGATAATCTCTTTGACGAGGCCATGTCGCGAGCGGATGGCGCTATCCGCAGTGTGATGGGCGCAGAGGCAAAGGTGATGTCAGGCGCTTTGTCAGGTGTCACCCTGATGGGCGTTTTCGATGATCCGGAGAATATTGGTTATGCCGGTGTGGGGATTCGGGTTGAAGGTACCAGTCCGACCCTGTTTGTGGAAACCGCCACTGTTCAGCAGCTGGAACGCATGGACACCCTGATGATTCACGGGCGGGCTTTCTGGGTTGAGCGAATTGGCCCTGACGATTGTGGATCCTGTCATATCTGGCTGGGTAACGGGAGCCCGCCCGCCGGTACCCGCCGCCGTTAAGGAGGCTGCATGTCCATTAAAGGTCTTGAGCAGGCGATAGAGAACCTCAAAAGCATCAGCAAAACTGCGGTTCCGCGCGCGTCAGCGCAGGCTGTTAACCGTGTGGCAAACCGGGCCGTCAGCCGCAGCGTGGCAGTCGTGTCGAAAGATACCCGCGTACCGCGAAAACTGGTAAAGCAACGCGCCAGGCTGAGACGTGCGACGGTTAATAAACCCCGCGCGCTTATCCGTGTAAACCGTGGCAATTTACCGGCCATAAAACTGGGTACCGCCAGCGTGCGCTTCTCCCGCAGAAAACGGGATAAGAAAGGGGCCAACAGCGTGCTGCGCATTGGACCGTTCCGTTTCCCGGGCGGATTCATTCAGCAGCTTAAAAACGGTCGCTGGCACGTCATGAGGCGAACAGCAAAGCCCCGTTATCCGATCGAAGTGGTCAGCATTCCTCTGGCAACCCCTTTAACCACGGCATTTAAAGCTGAGCTGCCGAAGCTCATGGACTCGGATATGCCCAAAGAGCTCCGGGCATCCCTTACAAACCAACTCAGGTTGATTCTGACAAAATGAAACACAGTGATATCCGACAGTTGATTCTTGACGCGCTGGAAAGCGCGATAGGTACTGACGCCATTTATTTTGACGGCAGACCAGCAGTGCTCGAAGAGGGAGATTTCCCGGCCGTCGCCGTTTATCTCACCGACGCGGAGTACACCGGGGAAGACCTGGATGCCGATGTCTGGCAGGCCACTCTCCATGTTGAAGTCTTTCTTCCTGCCCGGGTGCCTGATTCGGAGCTGGATGAATGGATGGAAGCGCGTGTTTACCCGGTTCTGGCGGAGATCCCGGGGCTTGCATCCCTTATCACCAACATGGTGCAGCAGGGCTATGACTACCAGCGCGATGATGATATCGGACTCTGGAGTTCAGCTGATCTGAAATATTCCATCACCTACGAAATGTGAGGACGTTATGACCACACCTAACCCGCTGGCACCGACGAAAGGGGCCGGCACCACCCTCTGGATTTACACCGGAAGCGGCGATCCCTACGCCAGTCCCCTTTCGGATGTTAACTGGCTACGTCTGGCAAAGATCAAGGATCTGCAGCCAGGCGAACTCACCGCCGAGTCAGAGGACGACACCTATATCGATGACGACAACGCCGACTGGGCTTCATCCGTGCAGGGTCAGAAATCAGCAGGCGACACGAGTTTTACTCTGGCATGGCTGCCGGGTGAAAGCGGTCAGCAGGACCTGGTGAACTGGTTCGATGACGGCACGGTTAAAGGATACAAAATCAAGTACCCGAATGGCGCCATCGATGTCTTTAAAGGCTGGGTGAGCAGTCTTGGGAAGACCGTTTCGGCTAAAGAAGTGATGACCCGAACGGCAAAGATCACCAATAACGGCAAACCCTCTCTGGCAGAAGACAGCGGCGCCGCGGTGATTGGCGTAACGGGTATCAGCCTGGATAAATCCACTGCAGCGGTCGCTGTCGGTGCGACCACGCAACTGGCAGTGACGGTCCTGCCAGCCAGCGCGTCAGATAAATCCTTCCGCGTAGCCAGCAATGATCCTTCAAAAGCAACGGTCAGCGTCAGCGGTAATACCCTTACCATCACCGGCGTGGCGGCAGGCGCTGTCGAAATCATCGTCATGGGCAATGACGGTAACTTTGTGGCGATCTGCAAGGTGACCGTTTCCTGATAACCGGGGCGCGAGCCCCGCTCCCCGGAGTAAATATGTTTCTTAAAACTGAACTGCTCGAGCACAACGGCAGCAGCGTGACGCTGTACCAGCTTTCCGCGCTGCAGCGCATTGAACACCTTGAGTACCTGAAAGATCTGGAAGCGGTTGAAGAAGGTGATTTCCAGACCGCTATCACCCTCACCGTGAAAAATGGTGCTTACCTGGTGGCATTGTCGCTCTGGCATGGTCATATGCTGAAAGGTACGCTTCCTGAGGGCGCGTCAGCGGAAGTGACGAAAATTCAGGATGAAGTCCTGCAGACCTGGCCGACGGAGCTTATTGCTGAAGCGGATTTTAAGGTGAAACTCCTCTCCGGCATGATTGAACCGCAGCTGGAGGATCCGCAGGTTGGCATCAGCGAATCTGAAGAGCCTGTTACGGCGGAAAAGCTCTCGCCAGTGAGCTGACGTTTGTCCTGAAACTGGCGCGTGAGTTCGGTCGCCCTGACTGGCGCGCCATGCTTGCTGGCATATCCTCTACGGAGTATGGCGACTGGAAAATCTTCTACCGGGATAATTTCTTTCATGATGTGCAGCTGGACGCCCATTTCTCCGGCCTGCTCTACACCATTTCAACCCTGTTTTTTGCCGACCCGGAGCTGACGCCTGCCAGCTTCAGCATTCTTTCACCTGTATCTGAACCCGTTGATGTAGCAGAGCCGGACGACGATGCGCTGATGGCGAAGGCGGAAGGTATTTCTGGAGGTATACGCTATGGCCCAGACGGCAGTCGGTGATCTGGTCGTTAATCTTGACGTCAACTCGACGAAATTTAACGAGCAGATCAACTACGTCAAAAAAGAATTCAGGCAAACGGGAGACGCGGCGAACGATTCTGCTTTGCGGATCCAGCAGTCATTCAGCCGTCAGGAGAGCGCTGCCCGCAAGGCAGGCATCTCTGTCGGTCAGTATAACGCGGCGATGCGCATGCTCCCGGCGCAGTTCACCGATATCGCCACGCAGCTGGCGGGCGGCCAGAGCCCGTGGCTGATCCTTCTCCAGCAGGGCGGACAGGTTAAAGACTCCTTTGGCGGGGTTATTCCAACATTTCGTGCACTGTTGGGAGCTATCTCGCCGGTTATGCTTGGTATTGGGGCGCTCTCTTCAGCGACGGGGGCGCTGTTGTATACCTGGTATGCCGGGTCGTCCACACTCTCTGATTTCAACAAAACACTGGTGCTCTCCGGTAACGCTTCGGGGCTGACTGCCGATCGGATGCTCACGCTGGCGAAGCGGTCAGTCCGCCGGTCTTACGTTTAATCAGACGAGCAAGGCACTGACGGAGCTGATCAACGCTGGCGTGCGTGCCGGTGCCCATTTTGACGACATGAGCCAGGCCGTTGCCCGCTTCACCGAAGCATCGGGTGTACCAGTCGATAAGGTTGCTGCTGCGTATGGCAGGCTGACAACTGACCCGACATCCGGGCTCATTGCAATGGCCCGGCAATTTCACAACGTCACCGCCGAGCAGATAGCGCATGTTGCCCAGCTGCAGCGTGCCGGTGATGAAGCCGGGGCACTTAAGGCGGCAAACGACGCGGCCACCGCCGGATTCAACGATCAGACCAAATCCATACGGGAAAATATGGGGTCGATTGAAACTGCTGCCGATACGCTGAAACGCGCGTTTAAGTCGATGTGGGATGCGGCGCTTGATGTTGGTCGGCCTGATACTGCCCAAGATATAGTCAGAAAGGCCGAAGCGGCATTTAAACAAGCCAATGAGATATGGAACCTCCGGAAAGATGACCGTTATGTAAATGATGAAGCACGTGCGCGGTTCTGGAATGACCGCGAAACGGCCAGGCTGGCGCTGGACATGGCGCAGCAACAGGCGGGGATTTCCAAAGCGAATGAGGCGAATGCCTCCCGCGAAGCGGTAGCGGAATCTGATCGTCAGAAATATGCAGCACAGGCGCAGTCTAATTACGCTAAAACGCAGTCAGCGCTGGAGAAATACACCTCACGACAGAATGAGCTGAATAAGGCTCTGAAAGATGGGCGGATCCTGCAGGCGGATTACAACATCAACATGGCGGCGGCCAAAAAGGAGTATGAGGACTCCCTGAAAAAACCGACGAAAGGCAGGACGCCTGGAGGCGCAAAACTCACCGACAGTACCAGTGCGCAGACACTGGAGTTGCAGACGCAGCTTGAGGTTTTGCGTCAGCACAGTGATATCACTGACACGATCAGCCAGCAGCGCCAGCAGTTGTGGAAAGAACAGGCCAGATTTACGGTCCTTGAGCAGGCTGCCAGAATCCGGGCGCTGACCGAAGATGAAAAGTCCCTGCTCGCCAGCAAGGATAAGGTGCTCGCGCAGGCTGAAATCAATGCAAAACTGGGTGACCAGATCGTCACGCAGGAGCGCCTCAACCGTCTGCAGGACACATCGCAAAAATACGTTACCCAGATGGGTGAGAAAACCCGGGCGCTGGCGGAAAGCGCGGGGATGAGCAGTCGTGCGGCGCAGCGGCGAAATGAAGAGGCCCAGCTACTGCAGGGATGGAAAAACGGCGGCGGATCTGAAAAAGATCAGGGCTACCAGAAAGAGCTGCAGGCGCTACAGGGATATTACCAGGAACAGGATAAAGTGCGCGGCGACTGGCTGTCTGGTGGCAAATCCGCCTGGGCTGATTACGCCGATTCTGCGGGTGACGCGTACGGCCAGATGAAAAATGTCGCCGCCAGCACCTTTGACGGAATGACGCAAAACCTTGCCGACATGCTTACCACCGGTAAAGCAAAGTGGGGGGACTTCACCCGCTCAACGCTTTCGATGCTGGCGCAAATCGCCCTTAAACAGGCGGGAGTAGGGATCGTGGGCGCTGTCAGTTCGGCTATCGGATTTGCCGGGGGCGGCTATACCGGATCTGGCGGTAAATATGAACCTGCCGGGGTGGTGCACCGCGGGGAGTTCGTTTTTACCAAAGAGGCGACCAGCCGGATCGGGGTGGGGAATCTGTACAGCATGATGCGCGGTTACGCGTCCGGCGGACTGGTGGGTGGCGGCAATATGCCCGCTGCGGCCACGCGGGGGATCAGCGTTTATGCACCGGTCAGTGTCAGTCAGCAGGGGGGTGGCGAGTCCAGCCAGGCAGACACTATTGGAACGGCGCGGCAGCTTCAGGGCATTGTTCAGCAGACCATCACTGACCGGCTTAAAAAGGAGATGGGGCCGGGTGGTGTACTTTACCCAAGGAGGTAGCGGTGACAGACACATTCAGCTGGGGCACCCGTAAAACTGCCCGGGGAACGGAAAGCGCCCGTACGCTTCAGTCCCAGTTTGGCGACGGGTATAAACAGATCGCCGGAATGGGGATCAATGACAGGTCTGAAGTCTGGGATCTTGACTGGACAGGAACACGAAGCGAGGCCGCAGTGCTGCGTGCGTTCCTTATGTCGCACATCACCAAATCGTTCTGGTGGACGAACCCCTGGGGGGAGAAGAAGCTCTACCGGATGAAGGCTGATTCCTTCAGTGTTTCGTTCCCCTCCGGAAAAAAAGCGACAGTAGCATTCACGTTCGAGCAGTCCTTTGCTCCCTGAATATCTTCAAATCCAGAATGACTTACCGCCTCCGGGCGGTTTTTTTATGGGCTGAATATGAGCTTTACGAACGACGTACAGAAACTGGAGCCGGGTGGACTGATACAGCTCATCGAGATCGACGGCACCGAATTTGGCATGGATACCATTTTGCGCTTTCATGCCCACAATATTGCTTCTGCTGGATGGGCTGCATTCGCCGCTGACAATCTGCCTGCCATTATCTGGCAGGGTCAGCAGTACGACCCTTACCCTTATGAGCTGAAAGGCCTGGAGCTGTCCAGCACCGGGGCACAGCCCACACCCACGCTTTCCGTATCGAACGTCGGGAACTACGTGACTGCGCTTTGCCTCGAGTATGACGACCTGGCGAGGGCCAAGGTAAGAATTCACACCACGCTGGCGAAATACCTGGACGCGGTCAACTGGACAGCCGGCAACCCGAATGCCAGCCCGGCCGACGAGCGAGTACAGCTTTTTTACGTCAATGCCAAAACCGCTGAAACGCGGGTGCAGGTCGACTTTGAACTGTGCTCACCCTTTGACATCCAGAACCTGCAGCTGCCCACCCGGCAGATCACGCCGGTCTGCACCTGGTGCACGCGTGGCTGGTACCGCACCGGGACCGGGTGCGACTACAACGGGAACCGTTATTTTCTGAAAGACGGCACCCCCACGGATAACCCGGCGCTGGATATGTGCGGCGGCCAGATGCAGGACTGCGAAGCGCGGTTCGGGACGGGTAACCCGCTGCCGTTTGGCGGGTTTCCGGCGGCAAACCTTCAGGGTAAATAACCATGCGAAAAAAACTGATGGATGCGATCCGCACTCATGTTGCCGCAGAGTATCCGAACGAGGCGTGCGGCGTGGTGGTGCAGGCCGGACTGGCGCAGCAGTACATTCCGTGCCGCAATATTTCAGCAACACCCACTGAAGCCTTCACGATCTCGCCGGAGGACAAGCTGGCAGCATCGGCGCAGGGCGAAATCATTATGGTAATCCACTCCCACCCGGATGTGGTCCAGCTCGTGCCGTCCGAAATGGACAGGGTGCAGTGCGACTGGTCCGGGGTGGAATGGGGCATCATGAGCTGGCCGGACGGTGATTTTTGTACGCTGGCACCCCGTGAGGACCGGGACTACGCCGGGCGGCGCTGGGTGCTGGGCTTTGCCGACTGCTGGTCGCTGATCCGTGAGTGGTTCCAGCGTGAGCACAGCATTACCCTGGGTGATTACTCGGTACCGTACGAGTGGTGGGAGCAGGGCGAAAATCGCTACGACGATAACTGGGAGGCAGAAGGCTTTGTCCAGGTGGACCCGGCTGATATGCGTCCCGGCGATATGATCATGATGCGCATACAGGCGCAGGTAACCAACCACGCGGCCGTTTATCTCGGTCACCACGAGCACCAGGACAATATCATGCTGCACCATAATTTCGGCAGCCTGTCCGCCCGGGTGCCGTACGGCAAATATTACCGAGACCGCACCGTTCGTGTGGTCCGGCACAGGGAGCTGATGAATGCTGAAAACACTGATTCTTGAAGGCCGCATGGCGAAAAAGTTCGGGCGCGAACACCAGTTTCACGTTGAGGATCTGCGCGAGATGCTGCGCGCCATGTGCAGCCAGGTTCCCGGCTTTAAACGCTACCTGTCAGAAGGGCATATGCAGGGGATCCGCTTTGCCTTCTTCAATGGCAAAAACAACATCGGCCTCGACGAGTTCGACATGACCCGCGGCGGTGCGGTGTACCGGATTTCAGCCATTACTGAAGGTTCAAAGCGCGGCGGTGTGCTGCAGATCGTTATCGGAGCGGTGGCGCTCGTGGCCGCGTATTTTACCGCGGGGGCTTCGCTGACGGCGATAGGCCTGAGTACGGCTGCCGCAACCGCGACAACAACGGCCCTGACTGGACTCGGCCTGTCGATGATGCTGGGCGGCGTGGTGCAGCTGCTGACCCCGCAGCCAAAATATAACGTTGGCGCGTCGTCCAGCGCGGACAACAAGCCCAACTATGCCTTTGGCGCGCCGGTGAACACCGTGGCTATGGGTTACCCCGTCCCCGTGGATTACGGCGAACATGAAATAGGCGGCCCGATAATCAACGCAGGGATCTTTTCCAGCGACCAGCAATAAAATCTGACCAATTCCAGGCCACCTCTTTGTGGCCTTTTTAATGGGTGAAATATGCGACTTCTCGAAGGTGAGACCATTATTCAGGGACGTAAAGGCGGTGGCGGTAAGCAGCATACCCCTGTTGAGGCTCCGGACGACCTTCTGTCGACGGCAAAACTAAAAATGCTGGTGGCCATCGCAGAAGGTGAAATCCAGGGTGATCTGACCGCGCAGAAAATATTCCTCAACGATACGCCGCTGGCCAACGATGATGGCAGTTTCAACTTTACGGGTGTGAAGTGGGATTTTCGCCCGGGAACGCAGGACCAGACCTACATTCAGGGTCTGCCGGATACCAATAACGAACTTTCTGCTGGGGTGACGGTAACCACCGCCGCGCCGTGGACTCGGCAGTTCACTAACCGGGCACTGGATGCGGTGCGGATCAAGCTGAGCCTGCCTGCGCAGTATACCTATAAAGACAATGGCGACATGGTCGGCACAGTCACCGAGTACGCTATCGATCTCTCCACTGATGGCGCAGCCTGGCAGACGGTGGTTAACGGAAAGTTCGACGGTAAGACGACCAGCGAATACCAGCGTGATCACCGCATAGATCTTCCTGCGGCCACAACCAGCTGGGCCGTGCGTGTGCGCCGTATTACTCCCGACTCTGTGGGTAACGCAAAACTGGTCAATGCTTTTAAGGTATTTTCATTCGCTGAGGTGGTCGACAGCAAACTGCGTTATCCCAACACGGCGCTGCTGTATATCGAGGTCGATGCCAGCCAGTTTACCAGTGGCGCGCCGAAGGTGACGTGCAGGCCGAAGGGCAAACTGGTACGTGTCCCGGACTCCTACGACCCGGTTACGCGCACCTACAGCGGCACCTGGTCCGGTGGCTTCAAAATGGCCTACACCAACAACCCGGCCTGGGTATTTTACGATCTGGTGCTGGATGAGATTTACGGCATGGGTACCCGCATCGATGCTGCCATGATCGACAAGTGGGAGCTGTACGCGATTGCGCAGTACTGCGATCAGAAGGTGTCGAACGGGGCGGGTGGTACCGAGCCGCGCTTCACCTGCAACGTCTACATCCAGAGCCAGCAGGACGCCTACACCGTTCTCAGCGATCTGGCGGCGATATTCCGCGGGATTACCTTCTGGGGCAACGACCAGATTTACGTGCGCGCGGATGTGCCGCAGGATGAAGTGGATTTTACCTACCATGCCTCGAACGTGATCGACGGGTTGTTTACCTACGGCGGCGGCAGCTACAAAAATCGCTACTCGTCTGCCCTGGTGTCCTGGTCTGATCCTCAGAACCATTACAGCGACACGGTTGAGAGTGTCTACGATTCCGACCTGGTGAAGCGGTACAGGGTCAACCAGATGTCGATGACGGCGATTGGCTGCACATCCCAGAGTGAAGCGCACCGCCGGGGCCGCTGGGCGCTGCTGTCTAATGCGCGCGACGGAACAGTGTCATTTGGCGTGGGGCTGGACGGTTATATTCCCCTGCCTGCAGAAATTATCGGTATCGCGGATCCGTTCCGTGCCGGTAAGCAGAACGGCGGGCGTATCCGGGCGGTGAGCGGGCGTAATGTCACGCTTGATCGTCCTGCTGACTACGCTGCTGGCGACCGCCTGGTGGTCAACCTGCCGGACGGCAAGGCGCAGACGCGGACAATCGCGTCCATCAGCGCGGACAAACAGATGGTGACGGTCACCACCCCCTTCAGGCTGCCGCCTGAGTCCGGTGCAGTGTGGGCCATCGACAGCGACAACCTGGCTATCCAGTATTTTCGTGTGACCTCCATCCGGGCGAACGACGACAGCAACGGTGGTTTCACGATCACCGCAGTTCAGCATGACCCGAATAAATACCGCTATATCGATGACGGTGTACGCATTACCCCGGCACCGGTCACCGTCACGCCGGTAAGCGTTCTGCCGGCACCGAAAAACATCATCCTTAGCGAAACCGACCATATCGAGCAGGGACTCACCGTTGCCACCATGAATGCAACCTGGGACAGGGTAGAAGGCGCGATCCGGTACCAGGCGCAGTGGCGCAAGGATAATGGCGACTGGATAAATGTTCCGGTGAGCAGCGCCCAGGGATTTACTGTGCAGGGGATTTACACCGGGAGTTATGACGTGCGGGTGCGAGCGCTGAACGCTCAGGATTCAAGCTCGCCGTGGGGTTATGCTGACACCACCTATCTTACGGGCAAAAACGGCAGGCCTGGAAAGCCGCAGGCACTGGCCGCCACGGATGATGTTGTCTGGGCTATCGACATCACCTGGGCTTTCCCGGATGGCTCTGGTGATACGGCATACACCGAAATTCAGCGCGCCACCACTGAAGACAAGGCTAACCCGCAGTTACTGGCGCTGGTGCCGTATCCGGCCACGCATTACCAGCATGGCCCGATGCGGGCGGGCGTCAGCCAGTGGTACCGCGCGCGCCTGGTGGATCGTATCGGCAACACCGGAGACTGGACAGAGTGGGCGGCAGGCCAGTCCAGCTCTAACGCCGGTGATTATCTCGACATGATCGGCGACACGCTTGAACAGACCGAGGGCTATAAAAACCTCGTGTCGGACATTGCCGATCTGGGTGAAGATATCCAGTCGGCGCGCGACGACATCACCGCAGTTACAACAGAGTCGGCGGCGACCAAAGCGGGCCTTGCACAGGAGGTCACGGACCGTAAGAAAGCCATCACCGACGAGGCAACGGCGCGCGGGCAGGCGCTGCTGACCGAGAAGAACGAGCGCGTCGCGGATATCAGTAACGTCAACCAGACGATTCAGACCACCACCGACTCGCTGGCGCAGCAGATCGCGCAGATTTCGGCGGGCACCGGCTCGCAGTTCGATCCGGCCAAAATCTGGTACTTCGATTCGACGGTAGAGGGCTGGACCGGGAACGGGATCCTGACGATTGTTGACGGCTGGATCCGCCCGGCGAACCATGCCACCGATCCGTGGGTTGCGTCTCCCGGCTCACTGGGTGTGAACTCGTCGTCCTATCGCTTCGTTAAACTGCGCATCAGGAAGTTCGGGGCACCGGGCTGGGCGGGGCAACTACGGTGGCGGGGTACCGGTGGCTTCAACGACACCAATATGGTCACCGTCGCCGAGCCTGCTTATGACGCGAACGGGATCGCCACGCTGGAGTTCGACAATATCCCCTGGCTGACTGAAGCCACGATGAATCAGTTCAGGCTGGATCTGTCCACCAGGCAGGACGCGACGAATTATTTCCTGATTGACTGGGTGGCGCTCGGACGGCCTACTCCCGGCGCGGGTATGGCGGCACTGCAGGCGGAAACGACCGCCCGTGTCGCTGGCGACCAGGCGGAAGCCACAGCGCGCGAGACGCTGGCGACGCAGATCCGGGGTGGTTATACCGGTGATGATCCGTCGAAGCTGGCCTCTGGCTTGCTCTACACCGAACGCCAGGCGCGCATCACGGCGCAGGAAGCGGAGGTGACAGCCCGGACAGCGCTGGAAGCGACCGTTAACGCCAACAAAGCCAGCGTGACGCAGGAGCTGTCAACGCTGACGACTGAGCAGGAGGCGCAGGCCACTACGCTCTCGGGCCTGCAGACTACTGTTGGTAAAAACTCCGGCGATATTACGCGCATCGATAAAGCCGTCGCTGATAACGACAAGGCGCAGACCACCGCGCTGGCTGCGGTGAAGGCCACGACCGACCAGAACACGGCGGACATCAGCACGGAAACCACGGCCCGCACGGATGGTGACAGCGCGCTGGGTCGTCGCATCGATACGTTAAAAGTTGATGTGGATGGCAATACCGCAAGCCGTGACGCCGGTATCATCGGTAACATCACCAACGCGCTTGCCAACTTCACAGCTTTCTCTGATCAGCGTGTCACATTTGCTGTAGCCGACACGAAAGCGATGGCCGAGATCACCGACGTCCGGAAAACATCAGCGGATGCCACCAGTGCACTGGCGGAGCAGGTCACCACGCTTAAGGCGACTGTTGAAACTAACGGACAGACCAACGCTGCCGCGATTACGCGAATTGACCGGACGGTTGCGGATCTGGAGAGCGCCACGGCGACCAGTATTCAGCAGGTGACGGCGTCGATTGGGCAAACCAACGCCAATGTCCAGACGACCAGCCAGGCTGTTGCTGATATCAACGGTAAGCTGAGCGCTCAGTGGGGCGTAAAAGTCCAGGTCGAAGCGAACGGCATTAAGCGTATCGCGGGTATCCAGTTGGGCATTGATGCCACGGGCTCCTCCAATTTCCTTGTCAGCGCCGATACGTTTGCGGTTTACAACCCGACCACCACCGGGCAGGAACTGGTGTTTGCGGCGACCGGCGGGCAGATGTTTTTGCGATCGGTATTTATCCAGGATGGCACGATTGATAACACTAAAATCGGCAATTACATCCAGTCCAGTAACTGGGACGGGACCGGCAATGTCGGCTGGCATATCAATAAATCCGGGTACGCCACGTTTAACGGCGTGACCGTTCGCGGGACGATCTATGCCACCGACGGGAGTTTTAGAGGAAGAATCGAGGCAACCAGCGGGAGCTTCAGGGGCACGGTCGAGGCGACATCTTTTATTGGGGATGTGGCGAACACCGGTGTGTATGGTGACGCCAGCAACAGGTCAACCCAGAGCGTTTCTACCAACGTTAATATGACGTATACCGACTCCAGCAATAATGGACTGGCTAAAAACGTTGTTGTTGAGTCATCAATATACGTGCAGGGAATTAACGGCGCTGTTTCTGCCACTGTCGAAGTGACTATCGCCGGTAACACACGCACATTTAGCTACCTGGTTCCTGCTGGTGGGACATGGTTCACCGCACGACATGCTGTAACCGGATTGGGTGGTCAGGTTATCACCGCCAGTATCAAGGTCACATCAAGTAATGCAAGCGTAGGGATTTATGCCCCAACCATGAATGTAACCCGCGGTACCGGTTCCTTCTCCTGAACCCCATAACCTCAGACCATCAAACCCGGCTCCGGCCGGGTTTTTCATTTTAAGGACATCACGAGTGGCTACGATTGATGACGATTTAGCGAAATCCGTCACGGAAGGATTTCGCCAGGCGCAAATTGATATCGTCAACCAGGACCTGATTTTATCGGGTACCGGTGACGTCACAGTAACGCTGGCTGACGGTTCGAAAAAAACCGGCCCGAGCTGGTCCAAGCTGATCACCGCAGCTAACGCGGCAGGAACCAGCGCCGCTGCAGCCAAAACCAGTGAAACGAATGCTCTGGCGTCAAAAAATGCAGCAGCACAAAGCGCCACGAACGCGGCAACGTCTGAGGGTAACGCACTCGCATCGAAGAATGCCGCCAAGACCTCAGAAACCAACGCCAAAACGTCCGAGACGAACGCGAAGACATCAGAAAATAACGCCAAAACCAGCGAAACGAACGCCGCAGCATCGCTGGCCGCCGCGCAGCAGCTGACCGCTGTGCCTTACGAGGCTCCGCCGTTCCCGGATGTATGGATGCCGTTTAATGATGATATGCGCCTGCTGGCAGGGTTCGCACCTTATGACAAGCAGACGATTTCCGGGCAGGTGCTGGAGCTGGCAACTAAATCCGCGGGCTTTACCCGGTCAACCACTGCTACGTATATCGACAAATCCGGAGTATTGCAGACCGCTGATATTAACGAGCCACGTTTTCAGCGTGATGGTTTATTAATGGAGGGGCAGAGCACTAACTATATTCTGAACAGTGACGACCCGACAAAATGGAATGGGATATCTGCTGTCTTTGGGACTAAAAGCACTATCACAGACGGTGCGACTCAGGCAAAAACATTTGACGGGGTTGTTACTTCTACGGGTGTGAATAACGCTCCGGTGATCATCAGTTCGGCCATTACCTGTTCAGCTGGTGACTTCATTACCCTCTCATGCAGGTTTAAAAGCCCATACACCGATGGTTTCATGTTGTTCCGCTTTGACGCCCCCAACGGGACGAATCAGGGGCAGGTTGGCTTATATTTTGATGGCGCTGCGGGCAACACCACCAACGCAAGCATTGTTGACGCTACAAACATCCCCGGCCCTGATGGGTATTGTTACGGCACTGTTACTTGTAAAGCCCCTGTTGATGGCTCATATGTTGGCCGGATCTATTTCATGCCCAGGAGCGGCACGATCCCCGTAGGCTCGGAGGTTTTTGTCCAAACCGTTCAGTGTGAAAAGAACGCAGTAGCAACAAGCTACATTCCCACCGGATCGGCAGCAGTGACAAGGGCAGCAGATAAAGCCTCATTACAACCGGCTGGTAATATTGGCTATCAGTCAATTGGTGATGCATTTAGCAGGACGCTGGCATTTGAAATTGCCGTTAATAGATATGTTACGCCGAATGTTGGTTATGCTGATCTTGTAAGGGTGGCGGGTGCCAACAACGATATTATATTCAGGGCGGTATCATCCTCCATAAATTCTTATATTGGAGGGAGTGGCCCATCATTAGCCATTACATATCCGTTTGGAAGAAAGGTTTATGCTCAGTCCATAGAGACTGACAACACTAACACCATGTATTTTGATGGTAAAAAGAATAGCCGGACACAGTCGCCGACCACGCCAACATCAAAACCTACAAGCATTGATATACAGAGTAACTCGAATATTGTTTATCACATTCGTAATTTTCGCATCTGGCATCGCGTATTAACCCTTAATCAAATTAATGGACTCCGATAATGAAAGACTTATATCTGTGCTTTACTGATGCTGGTGAAATGCGAAAGCAATTAATCGCGGCAGGGTTTGTGAATGATGCGGAACAGGGCGGTTTATATCACACCTTTGCCATCCTGGATGTTGTCGGCGTTATTACTGTTCCTGCCGAAGTCATCAATCCCGGTGAAGAAAACGAAATCATCAAGTACACCACCGAACCCGGCTATCACGCCAATTTGCGGGTCATGAATGACTCGCTCGATTTATCCGGGCTGAACGACTTTGTTGTTACACCGAAAACACCGGCTCGCGTGTGGGCATAAGGAGCACAACATGGCAAACAGAAAAGATACCATCAGTCTGGGCGTAGCGGACATAGCCGGTCTGAAGTCAGGTGCGCAGCGGGATGTCGGAACGTCCTCAGGAAACGTGATGGAGGTTGGCGCTTTTGGACTGGGCACCAGTAATCTGGTGAGCATCAGCCAGGGTGATCGCAAAGGGTTTGGGGCTTATAACGCCAAGATGCTGCTGGGCGGCATCGACAACAATACTGCAGTGCTTGGCATGCCCTTTGATGCCTCAACCGCATTCCAGTTTTGCTTCCCGGCACGCCTGGATGTACCACCTGAGTTATACCTGCGGTTGCTCAGTTCATCTCCAACGTATGACGGGAAAATCTGTAAGGTATACACCGATTCCAATACCACCAAAGCAGCTGATGGCACGTTAAAGTCAGCATCCCCAATCGTCAAAGTTTATGCCGATGGCTCTTCGGAAACGAACTATGAATCTGAGGGCGTGACCGTAACGCGCCAGGGTGAAGGCGTTTATCTCATCACGGGCTGTCTCGGGCTTAATGCTGATGCGGCGTGGGGTGGTATCGATGGCGGGTTTGATATCCCCAAGGACCGCAATCGCCAGCCGCTGATCTGGCTGGATTACAAGGTGAACCCGGACGGTTCAGTGCTGGTGAAAACGTATCATCGGACTCACCCGGGCGCGCCGGAGTTCGCCCGTAACGAACGTGAAGGTTTTAACGAAGGTGACCCGATCGACATCCCAGCGGATCAGTATGTCTCCATCCGTGTGGAGATGCCGGTGGACAGTATCTGGAATCAGCGCCAGCTGGAGGCTGCGACTGCTATGGCTGAAGCTGCTCAGGACAAACAACCGGATATACAGCAGCAATGATCAATAGGTACAGCCGCCTTGCCCCATTCTGAACAATACTGCATATAAATACAGTAAAAATAATAATGGGGGTTGCATTTTTTCTATCCATGATTATCTTGGCAAGGCGCTGACCTCATTAGACTACAAATTTTATATTTGCAAGGTAGATAGTTCAAATTTTAAAGCGCAATGAAATTTTACTAAGGTATTGCTCGGTTGTACTGAATTTTTTGCATAACCAGTTCAATTTATTCCGAATTATATGTGCATTGTATTTGACGCGTTTCATATAGTTACGCGACGTTAAATTAACTCTTTCTGTTAATTCCGGTGTTGGCAATTAACTAATAATGCCAAGAAAATCATAGCAATAAATTTCCTATCATATGTTTTTGACAAATCAAGTAAATCAGCTACTAAAGTTAACTAATTAAAAACAGTGCAAAAAATTAAGTAGCGAGATTTGTTTTTCTCAAGATGCATTTTTTCTATGTGCTCTTGCCTAGTAGAAACAGTGGGTTATATTCTAATTGCAGGTTACAAATAGTAACTTTTGGGAAAGACTATACTTCTGTTTGTTGCTCCGCATGACATAGAGAGATATGAAATGAAATTGAAACCCATAGCGAGAGGGCTTGCTCTTGCCGGTCTGCTTTCAACCCTTATTCTTCCTGCCTATGCTGATGTTTCTGCAAAAGATGCAACAGCGGCAACGAAACAAACTAATGACCAGCTTTATAATCAACTTCCATTCTCTGACAACACTGATTTTACCGATGCCCATAAAGGATTTATTGCTCCTCTTCCCACTGAAATAATCCACGGAGAACAGGGAAACGTTGTCTGGAACCCGCAGCAGTATGCATTTATCAAAGAAGGCGAAAAAGCACCGGATACCGTCAACCCCAGCCTGTGGCGGCAGGCGCAGCTGATAAATATCAGTGGTCTGTTTGAAGTTACCGATGGCGTGTATCAAATTCGAAATCTCGATCTGTCGAACATGACCATTATCGAAGGCACCACCGGCATCACTGTGGTCGATCCGCTGGTTTCGGCGGAAACGGCGAAAGTCGGGATGGATCTCTATTATAAAAATCGCGGTAAAAAACCGGTGGTGGCGGTGATCTACACCCACAGCCACGTTGACCACTACGGCGGCGTGCGCGGCGTGGTGGATGAGGCCGACGTCAAAGCCGGTAAGGTGAAAATTTATGCCCCGGCCGGCTTTATGGAAGCCGCAGTGGCAGAAAACATTATGGCCGGGAACGTGATGAGCCGCCGGGCCAGCTATATGTACGGCAACCTGCTGAAACCGGATCCTAAAGGCCAGGTCGGCGCTGGGCTCGGCACGACGACCTCCGCCGGGACCGTGACCCTGCTTGCCCCAACCAACATCATCGAAAAAGACGGGCAGAAAGAGACCATCGACGGCCTGACCTATGACTTTATGCTGGCTCCGGGCTCGGAAGCGCCGTCGGAAATGCTCTGGTATATCGAAGAGAAAAAACTCATCGAATCCGCCGAAGATGTGACCCACACCCTGCACAACACCTACTCCCTGCGCGGGGCCAAAATTCGCGAGCCGCTGCCGTGGTCGAAATACATCAACGAAGCCATTGTGCGCTGGGGTGATAAAGCCGAAATACTCATGGCCCAGCACCACTGGCCGACCTGGGGCAATGAAAACGTCAATAAACTGCTGAAGAGCCAGCGCGACCTCTACCGTTACATCAACGATCAGACCCTGCGCATGGCGAACCAGGGGCTGACCCGGGACGAAATCGCCGCCAACTTCAAGCTGCCGGATTCGCTGGCGCACACCTGGGCCAACCGGGGCTACTACGGCTCGGTGAGCCACGACGTGAAAGCCACCTACGTGCTCTATCTCGGCTGGTTCGACGGCAACCCGGCCACCCTGGATGAGCTGCCGCCGGAAGAGGCCGCGAAGAAATACGTTGACTACATGGGCGGCGCGGACGCCATTCTGGAGAAGGCCAAAACCGACTTCGACCAGGGTAACTATCGCTGGGTGGCGCAGGTGGTGAGCAAAGTGGTGTTTGCCGATCCGAACAACCAGGCGGCCCGTAACCTGGAGGCGGACGCGCTGGAGCAGCTGGGCTACCAGGCCGAATCGGGCCCGTGGCGTAACTTCTACCTCACCGGCGCGCAGGAACTGCGTAACGGCGTGGTGAAAGGCCCGACGCCAAACACCGCCAGCCCGGATACGGTGCGGGCGATGACCCCGGAGATGTTCTTCGACTATCTGGCTGTGCACATCAATGGCGAGAAAGCCGGGTCGGCAAAATCGGTGTTTAACATCGATCTTGGCAGCGACGGCGGCAAGTACAAGCTGGAGCTGGAGAACGGGGTGCTGAACCACACCGCCAATGCCGAAGCGACCGATGCCGACGCCACCATCACCCTGAATCGCGATACGCTCAACAAAATCATCCTCAAGGAGACCACCCTGAAACAGGCTGAAGAGAGCGGCGCGGTGAAAGTGACCGGTGACGGAACAAAACTTGATACTATGCTTGGCTATATGGATAAATTTGAGTTCTGGTTCAACATTGTTACACCGTAA